CCGCCGCACCGGCAGCCGCTAAAATCAACGTAGCCATAACGCGTTACCCTCTCTCACCAACTGTGCTCTGAACGCCCCTCGGAAAGGTAAACCGCGCCACAACCCGGCGGCGCCAAGGCCCACTTAAGGGACTTTCCACCACTGCATGTCCGCCATAAGCATGGATCAGAGTTGGCTCCCGTCCGATCTCCCCAAAAATGCCCAAGTGTTTCGCCACGGCCCCCGCCTTCATCCGAAACAACAGCACGTCGCCGGGAGCCTCATCCCTTGGACCCTTGGCAACCAAGTTGCGCATTGCGGCCTGCCACAGCACCTCTTTGCCATGTGCCTCTGACCAATCATTGGTGTAGGCAGGCACGGCTTCAGGCTCAGCACCATAAAGCCCACGCCACACGCCGCGGATCAGCCCTAGGCAATCTGCTCCGCCCCCCAAACAACTGGCTTGATGCACGTAGGGCGTGCCGATCCATCGCCGCGCCTCCGCAACAACCGCCTCTCCAAGTGTGTCCATCAGCGCAAACTCCCGCCGGTGTTCCCGCCATTCTTTTTGGGATAACTTTTGATCCAATCTTCGCCCGGAATGTCCGGAAATCCCTGAAAATTCAAAAGATTGGAGAACTTCTTGCGGCAGGTAGAAAACCGCTTGTCGCAGCCCGCCGTGAGCAAAACCTCATCGCCCACACTAACTTCCGCCCGCAGCGCTTCCCAAAGCTCAATTTGCCGCGCCCCATCTGCCGCAACCCAATCCCGCTTGATCAAGCCACTCAAGCCCTGCGCTGCCCCGCTAACAACTTGAAGCTGCCCACGCGTGAACCATCCTTCGTCAAAACCCGATATCGCACTTAGATCAAACATCCGACCTTGATCCGCCTGCGCCACAGAGACCTGCACCTGAAAGGCTGCATCAGAAACATCAAACTGGCATGCGGCATCCCCAAGTACGGCGGTACAAGGCCGCTGATAAACCCGCCCTCGTGGCACATTCAGCTTTTCCGCCAGCCCACGCAATTCCGCGACAAACGCCCCTCCCGCCCGTCGGATTTCCCCGATGGAACCGCGAAACACCACACTGCGTTCACTGACATCGACCCAGTTCACCATCCATGAGACAACTTCGGCGTCATCCAGCCGTCCGGCCTCAATGTCATGCTCCGTGACCGCCGCATCACACAACATGCCAATGGCTTCGGCATTGTCTACCGACAGCCCTGTCCCTTGCTCGATTGCACTCGCTGTCAGCCCTGTTGCGGCTTTGAACACAAACCCGTCAAAACTCAGATCCTGATCGTGATCGGTAAACCCCAACGTCACGCCATCCTTGCGCATGATGCCCCAGGCCCGCGCCACCGTGGTCTCGCCACTCTGCAAATGCGCCAATAACTCCGCCTGAAACCCCATCAGATCCGCACCTCTATCACCGGCACATTCGGCAGATCGCCCGCCTTGAAACTCGCCAAGCTGGTCTGAATATTGTCCGCGTCAAACCGCACCGGCACGTCAAACTCAAACCCCGCTGAGATTTGCGCTCCGGAAAACGGCGGCGTGTCGAAACTCAAAATCCCAGTGGTCAGGTCGACCTCAAAATCGCCGCCTTCCTGCAAAAGCGCCTCTTCCAAGCCCACCGTGACGGTGCCATCCACCGGTTTGCGAATGGGCCGCGCATAGCTATGTGCGCCAGATTGATAGGTCTTCATCAACTGAAATTCTGTGGTCACGCCATCGCCCGTGGCAACCGCCTGATCCCGATGGTCGATGCCCTTGGAGGCCGTACAAGACTTGAAGTCTGCCCAATCTTTCCAGCGAAACCCGTGCAACTGTCCGCGTCGTGCCTCAAAAAAGGCGATCAAAGTCTCAATGTCATCCAGCGACCGCATACCAAAGCCAGCATCATAGCGCCGCCGCGAATGGGCCCAAGGCGTGTTGCGTTCCTCAAAACCGTTGACAAGCGTCACCACCTCGGTGCGGCGCTCAGGCCCACCAAGGGAGCCAAAACTCAGACTGGCTGGAAATCGCACTTCGTGAAAACTCATCGTCGCCTCCTATCGGTTGCGCTTGGCCTGCCCCAAGGCGCGGCTCATCTGCGTTGCAATCTGACTTTGCGAGCGGCGGAAGCCGTCCACATCCGGCGTTGTGATGTTCATCACCACCTGCACCGGACGGCTGTCGCCCTGGCTGCGCACGCCAAGCTTTCCGTCCATCCCGCGCGCCAGCGGCATGATCGCCTCTGGCCCGGCTTCGCCCATCAACCCGCGCCCACCGCGCATCGGAAAGCTCACCGGTCCACTCACCACGCCGCCGTTGGCAAATGGCATCACCCGCCCCTGCGTAAACGGTGCCCCGTCGGCAAAAGGCAACAGCCCTTGCATCAGGCCACCAATGCCTGAGGTCACAACCTTGCCAAGCCCATCCGTCACCGGCTTCATCGCTGCGTTAAACGCTGTGTCCATCATCGAGGTCGCCAGAGTTTTCAGGGCATCCGACAGCTTCACACCGTCAAAGGCCAACCCGCTGAATGCTTTGCGCAAATCCTTGCTCAGGCTCTTTTCCAGAGAGGCCACTTCCTGCCCTGCTGCGCCCAGGATCTTGCGCATGTTGCTCAGTTCCCCGTCAAAGCCAGCAACCATATCCGTGGCCTGTCCCAGGCTCACCTCCAGTGCGTCCAATTGCCCTTCGAAACTGTCAATCTCTTCCATCACCTGCCGCTCCTTCCGAATCCGGATATGCGCTCATCAGCTGTTCCAACCCTGCCCGTGCAAGGGAGGTCTCCGCACCGCCCTGTCCAAGCATCAGCGCCAATTCCGCCGGCGTCAGGCGCCAAAACTCCTCTGGTCGCAATCCAAGCCGCTGAACGCCAGTGGTCAGCAAAACCGGCCAATCAAACGCTGTCATGCTATGTCACCGTCAAAGGCCCAAATGCCCGCACCAACAACTGCGCAGCCACTCGGGCCGCCTCGATTGCGCCTCCCTCGATCTCCGCGTGCAAGAGCTCCGCCCTGCGCCCTTGCCAACCACCGCCGCGCAACCCCGCCACAATCAATGCGAGCACATCTCGCGAAGAAAACTGGCCTGTTTCAAACCGACTGATCAGCGACACCAACGTGTCCTCTCCCAACCCGTCTTCCAGCTCTGCCAAAGCACCCAGCGTGAGCTTCAACACATGCCGCTGCCCATCGATCGTCAGCGCAACTTCGCCCGCAAACGGATTGGCCATTATCACACCGCCGTAAAGCTCAGCGCCCCGGCACTGGCCATCGCCATCTCATAGGTCGCCTCTCCATTGTGGCTGCCCGCATACTCAATCGACGTGATCTGAAACGCGCCTTCAACAATCCCAAAATCCGGGATAATCACCTGGAAGTCCGGCGTTTCCCCGTCAAAGAAGATCTGCCGCGCCCGCTCATCCGTGCTGGCATCCTTGAACACGCCCGAGCCGCTGATCCCGGCCGATTTCATGCCCGCGCCAGCCAGCAACTCGCGCCATCCGCCTTGGCTCTCAAGCGAGGTCACATCCACACTTTCCGCATTGAAACTGATGCGTGTGGCCCGCAGCCCCGCCACGGTTTCAAACGCCCCGGCTCCGGTCAGATCCACCTTGATCAGAAGGTCTTTGCCATTTTGCGCACCCATGATCTCTCTCCAAACTAGCTATGATTGTCTTCCACCCGCGCCACAAAGCGCAGATCCACACGGCGCAGGTTCTTGCGCCCGTCCCGCTTGGCCACCGCCCGATCAAAGCGCAGGTAAACCAACCGCCCCCGGCTCAGGCTCAAATCCGCATCTACCAGTCCGTCGCTCACCGCTGCCGCCGCCGCTTTCACTTTGGCAAAGCCACTGGCATCGCCAATCACGGAGACCACAAAGCGATGCTCTGCCCCGTCACCGTCTTTGTCGGACCGATCCAAGACCGTTTCCGGACCAAGAGACACAAACAAATCCGGCACCTTACCAACCGGTAACTGGTCAAAAATGTCGTTTCCAACCAACGTGTTCAGCGTGACATCTGCCTGCAACGCGGCATAGATCGCCTCTTGCAGCGCTGCCCCAACTCCGTAACTCATGGCGCCACCTCTTCTGTGGCGTGACAGACCAAATATTGCCCCTGCCCGTCCTTCTCTGTCACCGCATCGATGGCAAAAACCCGATCCCCTTCACGGAAGCGACACTCTGGCGTTGGCCGCTGCTCCGCCCCAACTGGCGCGCCACGCAGCGTGATCCGATACCTAGCCGCTGCAAGCGACATGATCCCGCCATCCATCTCACGCCCGCCACGCGCCACTACCTCGGCCCAAACGGCGCCCAGTGTCTCCCAGGTCTGGGCAAATCCACCCGCCCCGTCCGGTGCCGCCAACGGCCGCTCCAACAGCAAGCGCCGCGACAACGTCACCGCCCGGCTCATGACACCGCCCCCGCGCTCAGTCGCATCGGGCGATACCGCTCCAACAGGCTCACCACGCCAAACGGCATACAGCATTCGCTCAAACTGGTTTCGTGGCGGAACTCGTAATAATGCGCTGCCAACAACAGCACCGCCTGGCGCATGTCCGCAGGGCTGTCCGACCAACCCGCGCCGTATCCAGCCACAAACCGCACCGTTGCGCTTCCGTCCGTCGGAATGCTTGGCAAAGCTCCGGACACGCCTTTCAAACATGGATGATGCGCGTCACTGACCAACCGGTAAGCACTGGACGCCACGGAAACCACCGCCCCCTGCGCATCTTCGAGCATTACGTCCACAACCTCAGACACCGGTGCCACCGGCAAGCCCTGCGCAGCCCCATCGCGCCAACCATAGACCGTCCAGCCAAACGTCTGTTGAAACATAACTTTGCCGGTCCGCGCTTCCACCGCGCTGATCGCTGCGCGCAAAAAACTCTCCAAAACGCTGTCCTGCAACGTATCGTCAGAAAACCCGCTTCCAAGCCGCGTGTGATCTCGAAAATCTTGAACCGGCAGCGCCTCCGTCGGCACCGAGGTCTCTTCGACTAACATCATGGAACAACTCCAAAATTCTCGATGGTCTTTGTTGGGCGCGCGTCCTCACGTCGCTTCAACGGAGGGGGTAAGCCAGACAACGTGTGTAGTCCGACGCGCGCCCGGATGACGGCGCTTACGCGCCCCACCCACCCAGGAAATCAGCTCACCGCAAAGCGCAGCAGCTTGATCGCAGCAAAGTCACTGACATCGCCGCCAATGCGTTTCGTGGCATAGAACAGCACATGTGGCTTGGCGCTGAAGGGATCACGCAGCACACGCAGGTCCGGACGCTCTGCCACCGTGTATCCAGCCGCAAAATCGCCAAAGGCAATCGCATCGGCACCACTCGCGATA